GGTATTTCAGGGTCAGCCAATACCGGTGGCGGCGGTGGTGGCGCTGGATATCCTGGTAGCGGTGGAAGCGGTGGCTCTGGAATTGTTATTTTATCAGTGTTAACGGCTTTGTATTCAGGCGTAACAACAGGAACCGTAACAACATCTGGCGCGAACACAATAATTACCTTCACAAGCTCTGGCTCTTACACAGCATAAGGATAAATCATGGCATTGACAAAAGTAAACGCGGAAATGTTATCCGCAACTGGAACAAAAGACGCAACAACATTTTTGCGGGGAGACAACACGTTTGCTGTTGTTGCGGTAACTCCGACGGCGGTAAGTGATCAAGCAAATTCAAGCACTGGGTATTTTCAAGTCCCAGCAGGAACAACTGCACAAAGACCATCTTCACCAACTGTTGGTATGCAACGCTGGAACACAACGCTTGGCGCAATGGAGTACTGGACAGGATTCGCATGGAGCCAGCAATTTGTTGCTCAATATGTCAGCGACTATTTACTTGTTGGTGGTGGCGGCGCTGGTGGTAACTATGGTGGCGGCGGTGGTGCTGGCGGGTATTTATCTGCAACAACCTTTGTACTTTCTACAGGCACAAATTACACCATTACGATTGGCGCTGGAGGTGCTGGCGCTTCTGGTGCTCCTAGAAATGGAGGTAACGGCATAGCCTCTGTATTTGGAATTATTGCTACAGCTATTGGTGGTGGCGGTGGCGGTGGAAATGATCCAGCAACAACATTAGCCCATTCTGGCGCATCTGGCGGTTCAGGTGGTGGAGCATCTTTTCAAAATGCAAGTGGTACTTATGGCAGTGGGACGGCTGGGCAAGGTAATAATGGTGGCTCGTCCAACGGTCAAAGTGGTAGTAGTAACCGAGGCGGCGGTGGTGGTGGTGCTAGTCAAGCAGGTATAAGCGGGTCAAGTACTGGTAATGGCGGTGCAGGTTCAACTTGGTTAAACGGCACAACCTATGCGGGTGGCGGTGGTGGTGGTGGTTCTGCCTTGACAAACTCTTCTGGCGGTTCTGGGGGCGGTGGTAATTTTGGTAATCCTGGAGCAGCTAATACTGGCGGCGGCGGTGCTAGTGGAAATGATAATGCGGCATCAAGTAAAAACGGTGGCTCTGGCGTATTTATCGTTCGTTACCTTGGCGCACAACGCGGCACAGGAGGTACGGTAACTTCTGCTGGTGGTTACACATATCACACATTTACATCATCTGGCACATTTACTGGATAACAGGAGAAACACATGACACATTTTGCAAAAGTAAACAACGGCATCGTCGAGCAAGTTATTGTCGCCGAACCAGAATTCTTTGACACGTTTGTGGACTCAAGTCCAGGTCAATGGATTCAGACTTCATACAACACGCATGGCGGCGTTCACGCTAACGGCGGCACACCATTGCGTAAGAACTACGCTGGAGTCGGTTTTAGCTACGACGCAACACGCGATGCATTTATTCCACCAAAGCCATACGCAAGTTGGACGTTGAACGACAGTACATGTTTATGGGATTGCCCGGTTGCTATGCCAACTGAAGGCGGCCCTTACACATGGAACGAATCAACGCAGGCATGGGATGCCATTCCTGAAACACCAGGTGCATGATGGATCAAATGATTTTCAATTGGGCCATCGCTGCTGCTGGTGCGCTGGGAGGCTGGATCCTAAAAGTCATTTGGGATGCAATTGTGGAACTTAAAAAAGACGTTCAACGAATGGACTCAAAAATGCATGAGGACTTCGTTCGTCGAGATGATTTCAAAGAAGCGGTGAGCGACATCAAGCAAGACATGAAAGAGGGTTTTGTGAAGATGGATCGGACTCTAGGCTTAATCTTTAAAAAGCTGGAAAGCAAGGAAGATAAGGACTAGAAATGTGCCAGATCCATTTGGAATAACTGACGGAGTAAAGGCTCTATCTAGTTCATTAGACGCTACAAGAGAAGCCACAAAAGGTTTATCTAAAAGTATTGAACAGATACAGAACGACGCTTCTGATGTAGCACAGAAAAAAGCACAAGAAAGAAGACGGGAAGCCAGAGAAGCAGAGTTTAGAAAGCAACATGCACTAATCAAAGCTCTTGATGAATGGCGGCGCAAGAAGCAAATCTCTGATGAAGAGGCAAAGTTAAAGATTGATTTTGTAAAGAAGCACGGTGCAAAAGAGTGGGAGTATGTTTTAAAACTCAAGCTCGACATAGAAAACTTGGAGAGAAAAAACAATGAAGACTTTCAACATGATCTTAAAGACGTTAGGCGAGTACAGTTTATGTGCTTTGCACTGGCTGCAATCATTGCCTGGTACCTTACTTGGGGTATTAAATAAATGGAAATCAAAATTCTAGTTTAGATTTTTGCAGTAAACAAAAGCAAGTAATGATTGAAGAGGCACCGTTACCCCCCCCACCGCCTGCTATTGTTTACTATCAATGCGTGCGATGGACTTGGACAGGAGATGTGTACAACAGGAAAGTTACTTGCCTTGAGTGGGTAAAAAAATGATTGATCCAATCACCGCTTTTGCAGCAGCCCAGGCCGCGGTGGCTGGCGTTAAAGCCGCCGTTAATTTATACAAAGAAGCCAAGTCTGTAGGCAGTGACATAGGATCGATAGGGCATGAAATTAGTCGCGGCCTTGGTAAATTCTTTGAAGCACAAGAAGCAGTATGCAAAGCCGGGCAAGACATTGAAGGCAAGGTAATTAAGACAAAGTCGGTTGATGTGCAAGCGTTTGAAAATGTAATGCGTATCAGGCAACTACAGCAGTTTGAGCAAGAACTTAAAGAGCTTTTGATTTATCACACTCCAATGGCCGGGTTGTGGGAAGACTTTCAACTTGAGCGTCGTAAGATCAGAGAAGCAAAAGCTGAAGAGGAAAGAGTTGAGCGAAACCGAATTGCAAAAATTGAGAAAGCAAAAAGAAAGCTTGCAGAAGATGTACAGTTTTACGGAATCATTGGTGGATTCATTGTGTTTTCAGTGAGCATGTTTGCCTGGTTCTTTTCATGGTTGATAGATAACAAGTGAGGTATATATGTCAGAAAATAAATTAGAAGACTTGCCTGTAGAGTCTGCAAAAGAAGTGGCTGGCAAAGCCATTGGCAAACACGGGCTGGTTTACATCACAATTATTGTTGCAATGGGCGTAGGCGCTTCCATCGTTTTAGAAGAAGGCAAGATGGCTGCCGTTATGGGATTGCTTGGCGCATCTTTAACAGCTTTAATTTCAATGCTTAACAGTGTTGCTGGCGCAAACCCAAAACAAGAAAGGCCAGAGTTTGAAATCATGAAAGAATTGATTGCGCGTTTAGATGGGATGGCTGATCGCGACCCAATGAGCGTTCAAATTGAAGGTGACAAAATTACGGTTCGCAAGGGCGACAACGAAACAATTATGGGACGCAAATAAAATGGACACATTACTTACAATACTTAAAAGCGCGGCACCGTTGCTGGCGACCGCAGTTGCAGGCCCGGCAGGCGGCCTTGCCGTTGGCTGGATTGCAGACAAGCTAGGCATCCCTGACTCAACAATTGAAGGCGTTACAAAAGCCCTTACAGGCAATCCAGAGATGACAATGAAGCTTAAAGAGCTTGACCTGGAATACGCCAAGATGGATGCGGCTGACCGTGACTCTGCGCGCCAGGCTTATGCTGCTGTAGCTACATCTGAAAATGCAACAAGCTTTGAAAAAATGGTGGTGCCTGTTCTTGCCCTTGGCGTGGTTGGCCTGGCATTCCTATTGATTGGTGTGTTGATGTTTGTTAACACTCCAGGCGATCAGCAACAGATTATTATTTTTGCTTTAGGATTTATCACAAGCGCTGCGGGCCAGGTGCTTTCTTTTTATTTTGGTTCAAGCCAGGGTTCAAAAGACAAAACAGAAGAGATTAAAGGAATGCTTAAAAGATGACACAGTTAACAGAACACTTTAGCCTGGAAGAGCTAACGCACACAGATCACCGCGAGTTGGATAACACCCCGACAACGGCAGAAAAGTGTATGATCGATGGCAAGGAAGTTACGGTTAATGCGTACGGCAACATGCTGCGCTTGGCCGTATTTCTGGAAGAGGTTAAAAAGATTCTAGGTGGTAAGCCGGTCATGATTAACAGTGGCTTTAGATCTTTGGCCGTGAACGCTGCGGTTGGATCTAAAAATACCAGTGATCATCGACGGGGTTGCGCGGCAGACATCCGTGTACCAGGCATGACGCCTGACCAGGTTGTTCGCGCCATCATTGCAAGCGATTTGCCATACCAACAAGTCATCCGAGAATTTGATCGGTGGACTCATGTGGCTATGGTCACGAATGAAGGCGACGCGCCTAAAAAATCAAAGTTGATTATTGATAAAACAGGCACGCGCCAATTCGTTTAAGTCTCCCTCTTTGCGGCAGTTGCCAGACTCACAAATTCAGTCGCAAAGAGTTTGACCCCAGGCCAAAAACCTGGGGTTTTTTTTACCACTTCGGAGCGCAAGTAACATCGATGACGACCTCGGTTGTGTAGCCATTGATCTTGCGCTTGCCGTACAGCATGACACCACGCAGGCCATTAGTTTCACACTCTCGCACGCCAACAATGACTTCGTTCCTGGTCATTGGTTGTACATGCTTGTCGATGATTAACTCTTGCTCAACTGCCTTCGGCGGGGCGCTTGTTGAAGAGCATGCCGAAAGCAGCCCCAGCAAACAAACTACTAAAAGTAATTTCTTCATGGGACTCCCTTTCTAATTTTCGGTTACGAATCGATTGCTTCGCTCAAAGGACTCAATGTCCTCCACGCGATAGCGGACTTCTGAATTACGGCCTTCGCCCAACTTGATATAGGTGGGGCCGGTGTTGGCAACACGCCACTTTCGCAGGGTGTTGTCGGCAATTTTCCAGCGCTCACAGAGTTCCTTCGGTGTCAGTAGCTGCGACATGATTGCCCTCCTGAATAATTTCACCGGTTGACGGTTCTATGACTTCGCTAGAACGATCCGCAATAGACCTCTTTAAACGGGCTATAGGCGCTTTTTGCTCCTCGGGTGGGGGCGTGATATTGATCGGTTCTTTGCGCTCGACCTGGACGAATCCTGACGCCTCGTTGTCAGATTCAAAGACCTGGTCAACGTCGGCGCTAGATGGCAAGCGCTTGGCCATGCGACGGATCACAGTCTTCTTGGCCATCTCATCCCACCACTCAACCCAGGGGCCAAACTTGCCGGCCTTGCTGGATGCCCTAACCTTCTCAACGTCGGCCACGCTCATTACCTCACGGTATATTGCGCCGTCCTTGGTCTTGGCCACAGCGTAAACAGCAATAGGCTTGCCGCGGTCGTCACCCAGGAATGGCTTGTGAACGATATTCTCGTTGTCACCTAACTCGTACTCAAAGTGATCCTTGTCGTACGCTACCTGGGCGCTGATGCTGGCCAACTCACCAGAGTTGCGGATCTTTTTCAAGATGCCACCAACCATTGGCATGTACTGGACTTTCTTGCCGTCCTTGGTATTGAAGATGACGGGCGCGGCTTCCCGGCCATCAAGCAGCAAACCATCCTGGGCTGCCTTCATGCATGCGCCAAGCAGGCTGCGGCGGTCGGCCTGGAGTAGATCCGGGTTCATCTGCACCGCGGTAAGGGTAGTGCGAATAAACTTCTCGACCGGGATTTGTGGTGGCAGGGCTGCTGCAAACTCTGGCTGCATCTTGACTAGAGTGCCGCGCATAGCTTCCATTGGTGTGATTTCTGTTCCAGTAGTCATGATTTTTTTCCTTCAGTTAAAAGATCTGATTGCTCGGGGATTGTTGTTGCTACCTCAACGCTTGCGCCTTGGCCCATCATTGCAGCGACGTCAATTGCCTTGGCTACGTCGATCTGATAAAGCTTGCCGGCAATGTGTCGCAATGCTTGCGCTTGACTTGATGCTTGCACCAGGTAGACGTTGCCTGCGCCTGCCACTTTGTAGATGCGTTGTTCTGATGCCATGATTAAGCCTCTTTCTTTGGAGTGAATCGGAAATTACGGAACCCTTTACGAGCGCCAATGTAGGTGCCAAGCAAGTCTGGGGTAACCAGAGTGCCAAGCGATTCTTTGGTTAAGCCACAAGAGATCGTGCCCAGGGGGCTAACCACCTTGCTGGCCTTGCCAATACGCTCCAGGATCTGTGCCTTGGTAGCGTCTTTGATGCCGTCCTGTTCTTTGATCATGCGAGTAAGGTACGCGTACTGCTCAATCAATTCGTCCAGGCTGCTATCTGATTCTGCGACCAGGTTAGCGTCTGCATCTGCGTGCAGTTTTTTAATGATGAATTCAGCATCTGCGCTGTAGTCTGGAGATGGCGCTGTGTTATTCTTCACTTGTTCCCAGAACGCTTTTACGCGCTGGCGAATGTCCGCACCGATTGCCTTATCGCGATTTCGGAGGACTATCTTTTGCTCATTTCCACCAACCAGGGCAACCAAGGCTGTCCACTCGTAGCCTGAAATTTCCATTTGATGTTGGATTTGTAGCTCGATGTGTTCCGGCGCTTCAATGTTTCCGGCCCCGTCATCGATCCAGGAGCGGCGGTATTGCAGGCCGTCTACGTTCTTGATTTCCATAATGCCTGGGCCGTCACTCTTGCTGTTGATTTGGAAGTCAAAGCTTGATCCGATCCTGGCGTCCATGTCACGCATGTACACGTTGAGCTTTGTAATATCCCAGCCCTGGTCTTCTGCTGCGCCATGTGCAATGGCCGTTTCCAAGCGGTTGCCCCACTTCATTCGCTCGTTAGGTTCCAACCGAACCACGACTCTGTCGCGCTTGTTGTGGAATAACTCAAACTCTGTAAGGTAAGGCGACAACCCATACAGGGCAGACACCTCGGTGCTGGTCACGTCTACTGCGCGCTGCTGTAACCATTCTTCGTGGTCTTTAATTTCAATAGTTTCGATTGCCATATCAATTCTCCATTTCGTTATGAATAGCTTCCTCAATTGAGGACTCCTCTTTTGTGGTCACCTTGCGCTCCAGCCACGGAGCAGAGCGGCCACGCCGGTCTAGGATTTCCCATTCCATATAAGTGCCACCAGGTTCGTCCCAAGTTTGTGGCTCGGTTTCGTAACTGATGACACCGATAAGGCAGGGGATGCCCGCGACACGGTGTTCTATTTCTGCGATGTAGTTCACAACCACACGCGCAGGGTTTCTTCGTCATCAACGTGATTGCTAAACAAAGTAACTTCGTGTGTCTCGCCCTTGTCATCCTCAATGTGAATGGTGCGAGTTACAAAGCTATCGTGTTCGCGAACATCGCTGATACGAATTGACTTAACATTGTGTACTGAAAATTCTGCCATTTTTGTTTCTCCTTGTGGTTGCCTGTGGAAATTATAATCCATTTCGTTGACTTTGTGTCAACGCTATTCGTCGTACTTATTCAGAAGATCCAGCACCAGGTCTGAAATTTCTGTGTAGCCCTCTTTGTCGGTGTCGCTGATGTAAGCCTGGTCGCCCTTCTC